GCCGACGAGCTGCACACGAACCTAGGTCTAAAGACCGAAATGGGGCGGGAATACCTCCGCGCCATCCTGCCTCTGGCGATCCTTATGGATAGCAAGCAGCAGGACTACGGAAGCAGCAACATCAGCCTCAACGGCGAACTGGGCGTGATGGTACGCACCCAGGACAAGGTCAGTCGCATCCGCAATCTCCTCACCAAGGAGATGAAGGGTGATGCTCCGGCTAACAACGAGTCAATTAACGACTCTTGGTCTGACCTCGCGAACTATGGCGTCATCGGCTTGCTTCTTCGGAATGGCAAGTGGCGCTAACTAGACTACGGCACAGACTCCAAAGGAGCGTCTGGAGTGGGTCCAACGCTATCGCAAAGCGAATCCCGCTAGGGTGCTGCTCGCTCTAGCCAGACAGCGGTCAAGGCAGACTGGTGTGGCGTTTGGAATAACGGAAAAAGACATCAAAATCCCCAAGCGTTGTCCGGCCTTGGGGGTGTTACTGAAACAGGGTACGGCAAGAAGGAGGATAGCCCAGTCCCCAACCCTAGACCGCATCAACCCAGCCCTAGGTTATGTGCCTGGGAACGTGATAGTCATATCCTACATGGCTAACACGATTAAGAGCAACGCAGACTACCGACAGATTGGCAGGGTCTACAGGTGGCTGAAACGGTTGACCCGCAAGAAGAAGCGTACACCCTAGTAAGGGTATGATCCTCGCCCTAATCTCCCTCGCCCTCGGCTTCGCCGGTGGTTTCTACGCTGGCGTCCGTAACGCCAACTCCTCCAAGGTCGCCAAGGCCAAGGAACTCGCCGACATCTTCAAGTCCAAGGAGTGATGTGGCGTTTCCTGCCAGTCGTATTGATTGCGCTGGCAGGATGCTCATCCAAGCCGGAGTTACCGATTCAGCCCCCCGCTCCGACCAAGCCAGATGCCGTTCAGACCCTAGGCAAGGATTTGGACAAGACTGATCATCGTGTCGGTGCTGCTCTGGTCGTAATTGAACGGAACGCGGACAAGCCGAAGGTAGTGGTGGCTGAATCTCGACTAGCCCAGTCATACCTCCCCCCTCCCCCGCCTGCGGACGTCGAATTCGCGTTGGCTCGCGCAGCCAAGGGTAGTGAAATCGACTACGCAAAGCAGATGGCATTCGGCCGGCAACTGGCAACGGCTGTCAACAAGGCTTGGGAGCGGCTTGAGAAAGACCAGGCGGAAGCCAAGCGAGTCTCCGACCTAAAGGACAAGAAGATTGCCGAGCTGACCGAGAAGATTGAGCAAGGGAAGAAGGACATCTGGACTATGGCGGGCGTTGCATTGGCAGTTCTCGGTGGGGTGGTGACTGCTCTAGTAGGTCCACGCACCGGCATACCCTTGCTGCTGTGCGGGGGTGCAATCGGTGCATTCCCCTTCGTGGTGGATAGTCCGTATTTTAACTATATCGCCGGAGGCTCCCTGGCCGCTGGGTGTGGACTGATGCTATACCTACTGTGGGATTACGTCCGTGACAAAGCCAATGAAGACACGCCCAAAGATCAAGGTGGAGTTTAAGGAGCTGGGCGAACATCCGCCCACCAACTCCAACAGCACCGACTTCGGCCAAGCCGACAAGGCTACCGGCGAGGTGACTCTTGACCCTCGGCAGCCGGAGTCTGAAATGCTAGATTCTGCAATCCACGAATTTTTGCACGTCGCCTGTCCATACATGGCTGAAAAGAATGTGGCTACAACGGCGACCATCGTAGCGGAAGCGTTGTGGAAAATGGGATACAGACGCAGATGAAGCCACCGGATGAAGCCCAGTCTGGTGCTGATCTTGTCGCGCACCTCAAACAAGGCGGCTTCACGGCAGCTCTTATTGGTATGGCCGGTATGGTGGCGAAGATCCTCCTTTCAAATGACGCGGAGATGACGGTGGGCAAAGCAGCTCGCCACGTCCTAGCCGCTGGTATCGTCGCCTGGCTGGTCGGCCAGGGGCTACAGGAAGTGGCTATGTCGCAGGGTCTGAAAACGGCATGCATCGGCGTAGCCGGAGCAGCCGCTACGCACATCGTGGATTATGCCATCGCCTGGGTTAAGGCCAAAGGGGAGGCGGAGGTTGCCAAGGTAAAGAAGGGAGGCAGCCGTGGTAAAAGGAAAAAGTAAGGGTATGCCTACCCTTGAGGTGGCGTTGCTTGGTACGCTGTTCATCGCAGATGCCGTATGCGTACGGCTCTGGATGATAATGGAGGACATCCGTCTGGCTCTGACCGATCCAGGGGCGATGGCTATCATCGTCACCGAGGACTCGATCAAGAGTGACAGCTCAAGGGTAGAGAACCAACTGAACACGGCTCGCTCCGCGTTTGAGGACACGGAACGAGCTACTGCGGTGTTCAGCGTATGCTTGGCTTTGATTACCCTAGCATTGCTGCTGCGAATGGTCAGAGCCAGGCGTTGACCTAGGGAGACTTCTCCAGTTTACGGCACCACGTAGGTGGTCTGGGCAATGGTGTGCGTAGACTCTCACGACTGTAGCAAGCGTGTCTCCAAGCACACCGGCCACCTCAAACAACGGAACTCCGGCCTGTGCGGCAAGGGTTGCCCAGGTGTGCCGCAGCGTGTGAGGGGTCACTTCTTCGTAGCCCTTTCCTGCCGCCCTTATGAGGGCGTCGAAATGATGCTGAATCGAGTATGGAGTATCCATAACCCAATCGCATTCCGGAAGCCGTTCATCGTTAGCCCTAGAAAGCACGGAGTAGCAAAGGTCTGACATAGGTACGGCAACACGCCTTTTCTTTGTGCGCTTGTTTCCGTCGTTCTGGTAGTGGATCAGCCTACGTCCTAGGTCTACTTGATTCCATCGCAGCGAAAGTACGCTGTTCTTTCGAGCTGCGGTCTCCGATGCCACCACGACAAAACGATATAGCCGTGAAAGGCGTTCGCCTGGATGAAGCTTTGATGCGATTCCTACGAGGGCATCAAGCTGGCTCTCCGTAAGCCACAAGTCCTTGGGCGGAGGGGCATCCGGAAGCACGATGGTAGGTGCATCGCTTGCGTTGATGCGTTTGAAGGTGACGGCGTGGTTTATCGCAGCCACAAGACAGTTCAGCTCACGACGAAGAGTGCCGTCTCCGACCTTCCTTCCGTTGATCTTCCCGGCCTTTCGGTCATCACGATATTTCTTCATCACGGCAGGGGTAAGCTCCGTCACTTCATAAGACCCCAGCCCTGCGGACAGAACCTTGATGCAGTCTTCCTGCCGCTGCTTGTCGGAGACGTTCTCGTCGACATGCTCTTCGGAGTATGCCGTCAGAACCTGGCCTACCAAGGCTTTCTTGGGGGGTGCGGAGACCACCTTCAGAAGGTAAGTGGCGAGTGCTTTCTCCGCCTCGGCCTTGTCCTTGGTGTTGCAGGATATGCGCTTCGTAACCCGGTCTTTCGTCCATCTGATTTCGTAGTTTCCTGCCGTGTTTACGGCCAGTTTCGGTGTATTCGGTATTCTCATAGTTTGTTGGGCAGTAACAGAAGTCCCACATAATGTAGGGTTCGTCAAGCATCGAAGATTTCCTCACTTTGGCCGTTGACGAGCGAACTCCATTCCTCCAACTTGTACCACATCGGAACCCAACGCCGTGATTTCCACTCGCATCGACACTCGCAAACTTGTTGCCCGCTTTGGCGGACGCAGCGAGCTGCATCGCAGGCTCAAGGCTCGCGGCTACGAACTCTCGATCAAGACGATTGAGAAGTGGATGGAGCGTGACTCCGTCCCTACCTACCGGATTGTCCAGATGCTTGAACTCGCCCAGTACGAGAAGAAGCCTCTCAACTTGAACGACTACATCCAGCCGGCTCCCAACGCCGACAAGGAAATTTCCCCCCACCGACATGAAAACCAGAAAAGCACAGTCCGCTCGGACGGCTAGTTCTCCGCAGAGCCTCACGCTCGAAGAGATCCGTTCCGCCATCACCACCCAAGAGTCCATCATCGACGCCGCCAAGGCGCAGATGGATATCCTCACCACGGAACTTCGTTCCCGCTTTGAGAGCCGCCTCAACCAGGCCCTCACCGAGCAGAACAAGAAGCACGGCCAGCACACCTTTGAGGTGGACGGCCACAAGCTGACCGCTGAAATCACCGCTAGGGTGAAGTGGGACTCCAGCAAGCTGGAGAAGGTGGCATACTCGATGCCCTGGGCTGATGTTCAGCGCATCTTCAAGGTCGAGTTCTCCGTGCCGGAGAAGACCTTCTCCACCATCACCGATGCCAAGCTCCTCGACCAGTTGGTCGAAGCCCGCACCGTCAAGTACAGCGACCCCAAGGTCGTCTTTGCCTCCTAATCTCCCAACCCAGAATACCATGCGTATCATCAAAGCAGACGACCGCCTCAAGGCAGTCCAGAAAATCAACATCGCACTCTTCGGCCCGTCCGGAGTGGGCAAGACCACCCTCGCTCGGACGCTCCCCGAGGAATCCACGCTCTTCGTGGATCTGGAGGCTGGCACTCTCGCCATCCAAGACTGGCGTGGTGATGTCATCGATGTCCGTGCCGCCGCCCAGGAGTACACCAAGTACCCTTGGGAAATCGCCCGCGCCCTCGCCCTGTACATCGGTGGTCACGACCCCAGCGATGCTGCCGGTCCCTACTCCAAGCCTGTCTACGATGCCGTAGCCAAGGCTTTCGAGGGCATCAACCTCGACAAGTACGAGACCATCTTCGTGGACTCCATCACCGTCGCCTCCCGAGAGTGCTTCAAGTGGGCGAAGACCCAGCCCGAAGCCTTCTCCGAGAAGACCGGCAAGCCCGACAATCGTGGCGCATACGGCCTCCTCGGGCAGGAGATGATCCGCTGGTTGACCCACCTCCAGCACTCCAGCAAGTCAGTCATCACCGTCGGTATCCTCGATGCCGAAAAGGATGACCTCAACCGCATCACTTGGACTCCGCAGATTGAAGGGTCGAAGACTGGCAAGGAGCTTCCCGGCATCTTTGACCAGGTCTGCACGATTCAGAACTTCAAGCAGGAGGACGGCTCTCTCTACCGAGGCATCTGTTGCCAGCAGCAGAACCCTTGGGGTTACCCTGCCAAAGACCGCTCTGGTCGCCTTGAACTCATCGAGCCTCCGCACCTCGGTAAGCTGATGAAGAAAATCCGCGAAGGTAAGCGTATCGACACCAACATCGTCACCACGCTCCCCGCCTAATCTCCCCCCCAAAAAACACACACAACACACACATGGACTACGAAAATCCGTTCTCCCCCACCTCCGGCGCTGGTTCGGCTCCGGAACTCATCCCCACCGGGACGCTCGCCTGGGCCATCATCAAGGTGACGGCCAAGAAGAACACCAAGGACTCGGGTGGCGAGTACTACAACCTGGAGCTGACCGTTCACGGCGGTGAGTACGAAGGCCGCAAGGTCTTCGAGATGATCCCGAACTTCCAAGACTCCCGCAACGGAGACAAGTGGCGTTCGATGGGCGTGACCAACGTCACCCGCATCTTGGAGGCCGCTGGCTTCTTCAAGCAGTCCGACCCCGAGTCGTACAACGCCTTCAAGGGCAAGCCGTTTGAGACGATGATGAACTTCATCGACGGCCAGCGTTGCGCCATCAAGGTCAAAATCGAGAAGAACACCGATCCGGCCTATGCCGACAAGAACAAGGTAGGCGAATGGCTCTCCCCGAACACCACCAACCGAAGCTTCGCTGACTACCAGCGTCTCATCGGTGGACAGGCTGTCGTGGATGCTGCTCGCTCCCAGGCGTTCGCCCCTTCCGGCTCCGCCCCGGGCTTCCAGAAGCCCAGCTTCATCAAGACCCCCGGAAACTCCAACGCCCCCTTCTAAAGGGGCGAAGGATTTAGGCATCACAGAACCTCACCCTCCTAACGACTAGGCCACCTTGCGAATGTTGCTGACATTTCAAATGAAACAGTCAGCATATTTCTCAAGGAGGCTTTGGCTGTGTCTTCTGACACAAGGGTCGGGGTACTCTGTTCTTTCTGAAACCAAGGGCGAGAGCGAGACGACAACCTGGCCGTCGGTCCAGACACTTCCGTCCACGCTCGTAGGGATGATGCAGATGTTGGGTCTGCCTCTCTCCCCGCCCCCCACTTTCCGCGCAAGCGGAAAACTACAACGGCTCCCCTCCCTACCGAAAGGCACAGGGGGGTCTTCCTTTTCACGATGAAACTCCGCCCAAGACAAGCGGACTTCGTCCACCGCCTGTGCTATGCTCTAGCCGAGAGAGGCAATACCCTAGGGGTTGCCCCTACCGGGGCTGGCAAGACGGTTATGCTTTCCTCCGCCGTGAAGTACGCCAGCCGTGGCGAGAACTTCCGCTCCCTCATCATCCAGCATCGTGACGAGCTGGTAGCCCAGAACCGAGCCACCTACAAGCGGGTAGATCCAGATGCCGAATCGGACATCTATGCCGCTGACCGAAAGCGGTGGTCTGATGGTGCTACATTTGCGATGGTTCAGACCCTCGCTCGACCCGATAACCTTGAGACTATGCCACCGATGGATTTGGTGGTCATCGACGAGGCGCACCATGTCGCTGCCGAGTCCTATCTCCGTATCATCGAACGAGCCAAGGAGCTGAACCCAAAGGTGAAGATCCTAGGCGTGACGGCTACCCCGCAGCGAGCCGACAAGAAGGCTTTGAAGGCCATCTTCGACAACGTAGCCGACGTCATCTCCATCAAGGAACTCATCGAGGCTGGCAACCTAGTCAGACCTAGGGTGTTCGTCATCGATTGCGGACTACGCTCGGAGCTGGCCGGTATCAGACGGACTGTCTCCGACTTCGACATGTCCGAGGTCGAGAAGGTGATGGACAAGCAAGCCGTCACGGCTCGCGTCATCGGTGAGTGGAAGGAGAAGGCCGGAGACCGCAAGACGGTCATCTTCTGCTCCACCGTCGATCACGCAGAACACGTCACCCAGGCGTACTGCGATGCCGGCTTCAAGGCTGACATCGTACACGGAGGTCTCTCCGACTCGGCCAGGCGCAGGGCATTGCAAGATTTTGAGCGAGACCGCACCCAGGTGCTGGTCAACGTGGCCGTCCTCACCGAGGGGTACGACTGCCAGACCGTCAGTTGCGTGGTCTTGCTGCGTCCTTGTTCTTTCAAGTCCACGATGATCCAGATGATCGGACGTGGCCTCCGTAAGGTAGACCCCGAGAAGCACCCCGGTGTCATCAAGTCAGACTGCATCGTCCTAGACTTCGGCTATTCCATCCTTACCCACGGAGGGCTTGAGACGGACATCGCCCTAGAGCCTTTCAAGGGCGCTGCCAAGATGAAGCCTTGCCCCGAGTGCGGGATTCAAGTCCCTCTCGGTTCTGCCGTATGCCCTGCCTGTGACCACATCTTCGATGGCGTAGCCAGACGCCAGAAAGAGGCCGAGGAGAAGGGCATCCTAGAGGACTTCCAGCTCACCGAGGTAGAGATCATCGAGATGTCCCCCTTCAAGTGGGAGTTCTTCTGGGATGGCATGATGACGATGGCGAACGCCATGTCGGCTTGGTCTGTCATCGTTCGCCACGATGGCAAGGAGTGGGTGATCGGTGGGCAGGACGACAACGCCTCCACCCGCCTCATTGCAGTCACCACAGACCGGCTCCAGGCGATGGCCTCCGCAGACGACTACCTCCGTGAGAACGGAGACAAGGACGCAAGCCGCAAGACCAAGCGTTGGTTGCACGAACCTCCCACCGACAAACAACTGCAACTCCTAGGGCTTGACCAGATGTCCGCTATGGGAGTAACCAAGTACCGCGCTTCCTGTATGCTCACTTGGAAATTTAGAGAGCGAGCCATCAAGACAAAGATCCTAGCCGTATGACCTTTATGTTCTCACCACAGACCACCAACATCCAACTCTCCCCGGCAGAAGCCTTGGAGAAAGCCGTAGTCGATGCTATCGACATCG